GCTTCGACCGCGGCCCGGTGACGACGCTGCGCCTGCAGGCGATCCGCGCCGAGAATCGAGCCCTCGCGCGCGAGCTGCAGAACAAAGTCGGCCGCGTGCTCCGCAAGGACCTCGAGGCGATCTCGGCCTACGAGTCCAGCTTCACCGTCGACCTCTTGAAGCGGTACACGGGCGGTCTCGGCATCTCGTGGACCCGCCCGGATGCTGGGCTCCTGCGCGCGATCGTTACGGAGAAGCCGTTCCAGGGCGCCCTTCTGTCGAAGTGGTTCAGCGGTCTCACCACCCAGAAGGGGCGCGCCGTCGAGCGCGCGATCTCGCTGGGCATCGCTCAGGGCGAGACCGTGCCGCAGATCATGAAGCGAGTTCGTGACCGCCTGGACGTCAGTCGCCGCGACGCGGAGGCCGTCGTTCGCACCGCGGTCGGGCACGTCACTCAGGGCGCCCGCCAGACCACCTACGTCGAGAACAGCGACGTCGTGCCGGCGTGGGTCTGGGGCTCCACCTTCGACTCCCGCACGACCGACATCTGCATCCGTCGCGACGGCCTCGAGTACAGCCACAAGAACGAACCGGTGGGTCACGACGTGCCGGCGCTGGGCGGGCCCGGAAAGGCGCACTGGCGCTGCCGCTCGCAGCGCATACCCAGGGTGGCGAGCTGGCAAGAGCTCGGGCTCGAGGGGCTCACCGACGAGCAGAAGGCGTATCTCAACGGGAAGCCGTCGACGAAGCTGACCTACGAGCAGTTCCTCAAGAAGCAGACCGCGGCGTTCCAGGACGACGCGCTCGGACCGGAGCGGGCGCGGCTGTTCCGCGAGGGGAAGCTCCCACTCGCGGGTCTCTACTCGAAGGACGGTCGATTCCTCACGCTCGACGCGTTGCGGCGCAGCGACAGCTCTCTCGTTCGCCCGCCGAAACCACCACGCCCCAAGACGCCTAGTCGCCCGCCGCTACCCACCAATGCCCGCGAGCTCCTGCGCCGATCTGATCTTCTGATCGCCGACCTCGGCCACGTCGAGAGGACGATCAACGCCGAGCGGATCGAGCACATGTACGCCTTCGATAGCAGCGGTGGACTGATCTCCTCGATGACAGGAGACCGCCGCCAGGTGAGGATCCCGATGTCCGTCTCTCGGCAACTGGCCGACGGTGTGCTCACCCACAACCACCCGTCGGGCGGGAGCTTCTCCGACGCGGACATTCGATTCGCGACGTCGTGGAACCTGCGCGAGATGCGCGCCGTAGGTAGGAACTACCTGGGAGAGGTCAACGCCTACTCGATGTCAGGCGACTGGCTCGTCCCGGGCGGTGGTGACGTGCAGGCGGCGCTGGTGCGTCTACAGAATGAGTTCGCGCGCTCCGTGCGGAAGTGGCGGGCCATCCTCGGGCCCCTAGTGTCGAGTGGTAAAATCAGCCCGGAAGAGGCCAACTTCAGGATCGGACACGAGATATGGCAGGAAGTCGCAAAAAGCCTGGGACTCCGGTACGCGAGGCAGAAGCTCAGCGCGTAGACGAGCTCGTGGAGCGCCATCTCGAGGCGGCGAAGCGCGATCCGCTGAAGCTCAAGCGATCCGACCCAGCGGTGCTCGATGACACTCTCGTCGAGACCGATCTCTTCGGCCACCTCGCGCCGGCCGGCCGCAAGTCCAGCGGCGAGTGATCGCTCCTAACCAGTCTCTCGGGCATCAACTCGTAGCCCCGTCACCGCGCTCGCGGTAAAAACCGCACTCCTTCGTCTTCCTCCACCCCGGGCCGGCGCTGTCCGGTCCAGGCGCTCGGCCCGGGGACCTTCTCCGGGCATCAACTTCTTGAAGGGTTGCATTCTCCGGTGGTGGTATTCGCGCGTGTATCGCAGCGCTCACCTCGCGCAAGGCATGGTCGAGCGTCAGACCGCGCAACGCGGCTCGTACGTGCACAGCACCGGTGCAAGGCCGGGAGGAGTCTGAAGCGTGAAGCTCAAACTGGACGGCGACGGCAAGCCGGTGCTCGATGGCGAGCTCCCGGTCTTCGTCGATGAGAAGGGGCAGGAGCTGGCGGTCAACGTCGGCGATGTGGTCAGCAAGGTCAACACGTTCTCGCGGGACCTCGACGCTCTGCGCAAGCGGGCGAAGCAGTCCGAGGACAAGCTGGCGGCCTATGACGGTCTGGACCTCGACGCAGCGCGCAAGGCGCTCGAGACGGTGCAGAACCTCAGCGATCGCAAGCTGGTCGACGCGGGCGAGGTCGAGAAGATCAAGAAGGGTGTGATCGACACCTACGAGCCCAAGCTGACCGAGCGCGACAAGGCGATCGAGAGTCTCAACGGAGTCATCCGTAACCTCTCGGTCTCTTCCAAGATCGCCGCGTCGCAGTACCTGCAGAAGAACCTGCTCATTCCCGCCGACATGTTCGAGGCGACCTTCGGTAAGCAGTTCGAGCTCGGGGACGAGGGCAAAGTCATCGTGCGGGACGTGCACGGGAACCCGATCATGTCCCGCAAGAAGCCGGGCGACTACGCGGACGTCGACGAGGCCATCGAGGCGCTCGTTGCCGCCTACCCCGCTCGCGACGCGATCCTCCGCACCACGGGCGCCAAGGGTTCGGGAGTTCAGGGCGGCGACGGTGGTGGCAGCGGCAACGGCCACGTCACCAAGAAGTCCGATCTCAAGACGCCGGCCGAGAAATCGGCCTGGATCGCGCAGCAGCGCGAGGCGGGCAAGGACGGCTTCTCGGCCTGGCAGGAGCTTCCGGCGTAGCGGGCTAGAAACAGCGCGAGGGGGGCGCTGAGAGACACAAACCATGGCCATCGGCACCGGCGCAACGTTCAAGATCTACAACGATCAGTTCTACTCGGGCATGCTCGAGGAGGCCGATCAGAACCTCAACGTGTTCAACGCCGCCTCGGCGAACACGATCATCCTCCAGTCGCGGCTGATCCGCGGCAACTACGAGTACGAGTCCTTCCTCGAGGACATCTCGGGCGTGGTCACGCGCCGCGATGTGACCTCGGTCTCGGCGCCCGGCGATCTCGACTGGACGCAGGACGAGTTCGTCTCGGTCAAGATCAACCGCAAGATCGGGCCGGTCGCGAAGACCCTCGACTCGTGGAAGAAGATCGGGCAGAACGCCGACGAGTTCAGCTTCAAGATGGGCCAGCTCGCCCAGCGCGAGAAGATGAAGGACATGATCAACACGGCGCTCATCGCCGTGGAGGCCGCGATTCAGGGGCAGTCGGCCCTCAACTTCGACGCGACCGGTCTTTCGCCCGACACCGCAACGCACGGCCACCTGGTCTCGGCTCTCGCCAAGTTCGGCGACGCCAGCCAGAAGGTCCGCTGCTGGGTCGGCCACTCGAAGCCCACCCACGACCTGCTCGCGCAGGCGATCACCGACAAGATCACGAACGTCGCCGACGTCGTCATCCGCGAGGGTTCTACCGCCACGCTCAACCGCCCGCTCGTCGTCATCGACGCGCCGGCGCTGCACGACGCGAACGGCTCGCTCGCCGACAGCTACAACTGGCTCGGCCTGGTGCCGGGTGCGGTGGTGGTGACCGAGGCCGAGCAGGAGACCGTGGCGTTCGAGCTCGTCACCGGGCTCGAGAACCTGGCCTACCGCTACCAGCACGAGTACGCCTACACCATCAAGGTGAAGGGCTTCCGCTGGGACGTCACGAGCGGTGGCGCCAACCCGACGGACGGTGCGGTCGGCACCACGACCAACTGGGACAAGGCCGCGACCAGCGACAAGTCCCTCGCGGGCGTGCGCGCGATCTTCAACTAGGTCGCCGTGCTGTTCGGCATCTACGGGAGGCCGGACAACCCGTACCTCTCGGATCTGGCAGACGGGACGAAGACGTCGGCGCATCGCTACGAATGGCGGCGCGCCGGCGTCTTCACGCCGGACCAGGTTGAAGCTCAGTTCGAGACGGTTGCTGTCTACGGACTCCAAGGCCGGGAACGCATCGTGCGGGACGCGTACGCCGCACGCGGTGTCCCGGTCCTGGTGCTCGACGCCGGCTACTGCGGTGACGAGGTGCCTCGAGTCGGCGTCTGGTGGCACGACATGAGCTGGTTTCCCCTCTCACCTTCCCCCGGTCGAAATGCGTTCACGCTCGAGCCGCGCCGCGCCGGCGGCGAGCGGATCCTCGTCTGTGGACAGAAGCCCGGCGACGCACAGCACGAGCTGGCCGACGCGGCCGACGTGGCGCGCTGGGCCCGCGAGACCACGTGGCGGCTGCGCGCCGTGAGCGATCGTCCAGTGCACTGGCGACCGCATCCGGCGAGTGCCATCGAGATCGCCGGCGCCGAGCGGGATCGATCGCCCTCGATCGAGGCCGCGATCGCAGATGCCTTCGCGGTCGTCACCTACAACTCGGCGTCGGGCACCAAGGCGCTGGCCGCGGGCGTTCCGGTCCTCTGCTCACCGCGGGCGAACTACGCGCCGATCGCGAACACCGATCTGGCAGACGCGGCCGATCCCAGCTTCCCGACCGACGACGAGCGCGCGGCCTGGTTCGACCGGCTCGCCGGGTTGCTCTGGTCGCGCGCCGAGCTCGCGGACGGCTCGTGCCTCGACTTCATGCTGCAAGAGGAGGTGCTTCGTGCCGCCTAGGATGTGCGTCGTCTACTGTCGACCGGAGCGGATGCAGGAGGCGCGACGTCTCCTCGGCGATGGCTACGAGCCGCGCTTCCGCAACCCCAAGTACTGGGACTTCGGAGTCGAGGCGATGGGCCCCGGCTTCGCGTTCCCCGGCTGCGAACACCTGGATTCGATCCGCGCCGCGTACGCGACCGAGGGCATCGCCTTCACCGTCTTCGGAGTCGAGACGCCGCCACCGGCGACCGAGGCGCTGGAGATCGAAGGTCTCAGCCCCGCGCAGGTGGCGGCTCT